TAAATATATATAAATCAAAAATAAAATCTCAAAAATTCGAGAAAAACATATTGACAATCACGAAAAATCGTATATACTGTAAATGTAATCACGAAAAATCATAACAAAGAGACGGAGGTGAGGAAATGTTTCCTAACTTGGAAGCTGAAATGGCAAGATCCAAGATAACCCAATTGCAGATGGCCGAAATGTTACAGGTAACACCAACGACACTTTCTTTTAAGCTAAACGGAAAGAGTTCTCTTTCATTAAAAGAATGCGTGCTCATAAAACAATTAATGTTTCCAGACAAGACACTTGACTATCTGTTTGCAACAGACGAGCAGAAGGAGGTGAGCTGAAAATAAAAAAGATAAAAGACTACAAGCAAATACAGGAAAGGAGATGAAGCAAGATGGAAATTATTGGAGCAAGTATTTTAGTGTCAGTGATCACTACTAAAATATTAGCCACCTACTATTTCAAAAAGGTAGATGGCTATGTTAAAGACATGTGCGAAATGACAACTAAGAATAATGAGAACACATTATCTATTTTACGCAAACTTCAAAGAAATTCTTGCCTAGAGGAGTGAATTGCCCTAGATATTTATGAAGATCAGCTCTCTTAGATGCGTAAAATTGTCGTGCTTTACGCGAAAATTCTAGGTAATAGTCAGTTTGCTCATAAGGCGCATAAACACTAGAGTCTGTAATTGTAGACTGAGTTTCAATTGTAACTATCCCCAGTCTGCTTAAGGAAGAAATTGAACTGCTTGCTTGTTGTATATTTACTCCAGAAAGATTGGGAATATAGACATTTGAAAGATTAATTTCAAACGTCTCTCTAAATTTATTCGCAGTAGAGCTACTCAGAACATAGTCAACAAGTGGAAAACTGTAACGTGGATTCATGCTTTTTAAAATACGTGCATCTAAAGGGCTCATTTGTTTAATTATTTCGGCGAATGAAGGGTGAACTTTTTCAACATAAGCACAGTTTACGGACTTACTGATTAAATTGACGAACATTTTGCGAAGTTCTTCTGATTCGATACAGTATTTAGAATTTTCAAGTGCTTGAGCAGTTGTTTGAATATCCGGCTCAATAAGGTTTTCGGGAGGGACATTAGCAATTGCCTGAGACAATTCGTAATTGTATATCTCCAAATCATGGGCATATTTCATGCGGCGTTTATTAGCTTGGTGAGAAATTCCTCCAAAAACTAAAAACCATGCATCAGATAGAGTTTGACCAATTGATTTTGTTGGGGCATCGGAGAGATTTTTTAAAGCATTATCAACTGAATCTGGAAGTTCAGGAATATCAAAAGGAAAAGAATTTTTTTCTGACATTATTAGTACCTTCTTTCTTATGTATTTGGCATGACAGTACCGATATTTACAGAATAGGAGTGTAAGGAAGAAAAGTCAATGAAATTTGGAGAAGTAACAGAAAAGGAGATGAGGAAGATAGAGAATACAGCATTACTGATAAATTTATTTGCAACGCTGTTGAATTCGATAGCAATAATTTGCCTTGCACTTAGCATGAGAAGATAACGGGAGGTAAATAAAAGATGGTTTACACAGAATCCATACGGGGATATCCGTACATGAGAAAAGAGCAGCTTACAAAAGAGTTCCAGATTAGTGCCGGAACTGTGCGGACAAGATTGTTTGAAATTGAAGATGAAATCAAAACAGGGCGTTATAACGATTATGCCATTATCCGGGATGGAAACATTGTCCTGATCAACGTTCTGGTGTTCATTGATTATCTTACTTATCGGCGCCAGCTTCTGGATCGCAATGCCAGAAAGTATGCTCCGGCATTTCATCCGGAAAAGCTGGTACAAATGATTGGCTGGAGCAACCGGGCTGTTGTGGAAGGAGAGACTGGGAATGAAGCGTAACATAATCATATCTGTCATCATAGGCACCCTTGCTACATACCTGCCGTTCTGGCAGTGGGACGGACTGCAGGTTGCAGGAGCACTGGCATTATCAATGCTTGCGTGGATGCTGATACAGGGCACAGAGCCAGAAGGGAAGAGAACATGAGCGTTGGTGAATTAGTTGCGCTAGGAATTTTAGTTGTAATTTGGATTCACTCATTACTGAAAAATTAATGAGCAGCAATGTAGCCCAAAAGAAGAGCCAAGCCGGAAGGGAGGAGGCCATGATTTTAGAAAAAATGATAGATGAGTTGTATGAGCTTTCGAAGAAAACTATAGCAAGCGGAATCCATATAAGTTTCGAAATAGGATTAGCTGGATATCCATGCCGGGTTTGGGTGGAGGAACCAACAGAAAGTAAAATGACTACTTATGATATTTATCGTGACGAAGCGCTGATGAAAGAATCCGTTAAAAACTACGAAGCAGCCAGGGAGCATCTTACACGGTTGTTAAAAGAAAATGGATCCTGAGAGTTGGGAGCTCATCAGGATCCGGTGTCCAAATGGACAAAAACAGTTTATCACCCTCTTATTGTAGAGGAGAAAGAGAGAAAAATCAAGTATGAGAAACAGAATTACAATTGCAAATCCCAACGGAACCGGATATAGGATCCCTGGCTGCAGAGCATCTTCTATTCGCTTGGAGTGGCAGCAGGAGCAGACCGTATTGTTTGGAACGGTGGCAGACCGTTTGGGCGAGTATGAAGACCTTGGATCTGTAGAAGAATTACGTGAATTGAAGAGGGGGAGATAAGGATGAAATTAAACAGATTAGTATCGACTTCAGGAATGGATCATGAGACCTGGCTGGAGTACCGTAAGAAAGGAATCGGCGGTTCGGATGCCGGAAGTATTTGCGGGCTGAATCCATATGCAACAGCAATCTCAGTATATCAGGATAAAATCCAGGAAGAGGTAACTGAGAAAGAAGACAATGAGTCCATGAGACAGGGGCGTGATCTTGAGGAATATGTAGCCAGAAGATTCATGGAGGAGACCGGAAAAAAAGTGCGCCGCGCCAATTCTATTTTTTATATGGAAGAAAATCCTTTTATGCTGGCCAACGTAGACCGGCTGATTATAGGAGAAAACGCGGGACTGGAGTGTAAAACAGCTTCCGCCTATTCTGCAGATAAATGGAAAGATGGACATATTCCGGAATCCTATGAAATCCAGTGCCACCACTATATGGCTGTGACCGGAGCTGATGCCTGGTATATTGCCTGTGTGATCCTTGGCAGGGAGTTCGTGTGGAGAAAGATTGAGCGTGATGAGAGTGTTATCCAGATGCTGATCGAAGTAGAAAAGGATTTCTGGAATAACAATGTACTGGCTAAAAAGATGCCGGCTCCGGATGGAAGTGAAGCTGCAGATAAGATTTTATCCGAATATTTTAAAAATTCAGATCCGGATAAAGTTGTTCCCCTGATTGGCTTCGATGAAAAGCTGAAACGAAGATCAGAGATCCTGGAACTTCAGGACAAGCTGGACCAGGAAAAGAAGCAGATTGAGCAGGAAGTTAAGCTTTTTATGGAAGATGCGGAGAAGGCTGATTCCGATAAATACTCAATTACATGGAAATCCATAGTATCGAGCAGGGTAGATTCGAAAAAGCTGAAGGCAGATTATCCGGATATCTATAAGGAATATGCCAAAGAGTCATCCAGCAGAAGATTTACTGTAAAAGAGATTGCATAACAGGAGGCAGAGAGAATGGGAGTAAAAGATGCGTTAGCAGAGAAAACAGGAAATAAAGGGGAAGTAAAGCTTACCAAGTCCATGAGCATTGCGGACATGATCAAGGCCATGAAGCCGGAGATTGAGAAAGCCCTTCCCAAGGTGATCACCCCGGAACGTTTTACCAGAATGGCGTTATCCGCCTTAAATACCACTCCGAAGCTACAGGAGTGCAGCCAGATGTCTTTCCTTGGCGCGCTTATGAATGCGGCGCAGCTCGGTCTGGAACCAAACACACCGTTGGGACAAGCATATCTGATTCCATACAAGAATCATGGAAAGCTGGAATGTCAGTTCCAGATTGGATATAAAGGTCTGATCGACATGGTTTACCGCAACGACAACATCCAGACTGTACAGGCACAGTGTGTTTACGAGAAGGATGTGTTTGAGTATGAACTGGGGCTTGAGCCGAAACTGGTGCATAAGCCTGCCATTAAAGACAGGGGAGAACTGATTCTTGTGTATGCACTTTGGAAGGCAAAGAACGGCGGATATGGCTTCGAAGTGATGAGTAAAGAAGATATTGACAATCATGCCAGAAGATTCAGCCAGAGCTTTTCCAGTGGATTCAGTCCATGGAAGACAAACTATGAGGAGATGGCAAAGAAAACCGTCATTAAGAAATGTTTGAAGTATGCGCCTTTGAAATCTGACTTTGTAATGCAGCTTTCCAATGATGAGAGTGTGAAGACCGAGCTCAGTGTAGACATGTCCGAGGTGGCAAACGAACAGGAGCCGATTGATGCTGATTACCAGGAAGTATCCCAGGAGGCTCCAGATGGTACAGAAACTGCAGAAGCCGTAAACAACCAGGGCACAGCAGAATAAACAGCAAGTGGTGCTTCCTATCATGGAAATGCGTCATTATATATCACAATACGTTGATACCTGGCAGTACCTGTTCATGCTGCCAGGTAGGAAAGGAGTAAGAAATGCAGCATATTGACATGGAAAAATTCGCAAATGGTGCGTTTACGGAACAGATCAACAGGGAGCTGAAGAAGGTGACGGAGAACATCCAGGATCCGAACACAGACGCAACTGCCAAGCGGAGGATCACTGTTGTGATCGAATTTAAGCCGAATGAGGCAAGGAATTTTGTTACTACGGGAGTACAGGCAAAATCCACCCTGGCACCGGCTCTTGGAGCTGTGACAGCCCTCAGCATGGGCAAAAACATCCGTACAAATGAAGTGGAGGCTGTTGAGATTGGCAGCCAGATCCCAGGCCAGATGACCATTGAGGAGGTAACGGATTCCTTTGATGAGAGGGAAAAAACACCGCGCCAGGTTGATCCTTCCACTGGGGAGATCATTGAACAGGCGGAACATTCAGACAATGTAATTGATTTAAGAGCTAGACAGGCATAAGGAGGAAGAAAGATGATCAAAGAAGCAATCAAGTACATCACAGATTTAAAAGCAGAAGCAATGGAACCGAAAGTTGTCACGATTGCAGGCAAGACCTATTGTGATAAGGACCTGAGCAGATATGACGATGAACCTATGGCGGAGCCAATTGAGGCGTCCAACTTAAGCAGCATGATTGATTATATCTTGAGTTGCACCAAGGAACTCAGAGAGTCCATGATCATTCATGTGATAAGTCCGACAAAAGTAGAACTGTATTCCGGTCTGAATGCAGAGAGAAAAAGAGAGCGCCTGTTTGTGTGCAGGGCTGAGACTCCACGCTTCCGCTATGATGAGTGGTACGATCAGGAGCGTTTTCTCATTGAAATGCAGGCAAACTTTGAAGAGAACACTGATCTGGAAGCTATCCTGAAAGTATCTGGAAATGTTGAGGCAAAAACAACAGCCAATTATGGTGATGACGGCGTTACCCAGAAGACAACCATTAAGCAGGGGATTGCATCAAAAGCAGATGTTCTGGTTCCGAATCCGGTTACCCTTATCCCATACAGGACCTTCCTGGAAGTGAAGCAGCCGGAAAGTGAGTTTGTTTTCCGTATCAAGGACGCTGGTGGTGCTCCGGTATTCAAGATCGTAGAAGCCGAAGGTGGTCTCTGGAAGAATGTTGCAATGAAAGAAATTCGAGATTATTTTGTGCGCAACCTTGAGAGCGAGGAAGATCTTTACAAGCGTTTAACTATTATCGCGTGATAGAACGCTTCCCTGGTCTTAAACAGGCTGGGGAAGTGGAAAGGAAGACTTATATTTATGACAGCAATTTGTTTCACAGTGCCTGGCAAACCTCAGGGAAAAGCCAGGGCGCGTACTTACTATAATGCCAAGAAAAAGGCTATGAGCAGCACAACACCGGATAAAACGGTCCTGTATGAGAATTTTATTGCTACCCGTTATATGGAGGCTGCTGGGGAACAGAGATTCTCAGATGGAGCCTATATCAAAGCGAGGATCCAGGCTTTTTATGAGATTCCCAAGAGCAGTTCAAAGGTGAAAAAGACAGCCATGCTCAGCGGGGAGCTACTTCCTACAAAGAAGCCCGATATTGACAACATCGTAAAAGCTGTTCTGGATGCCCTTAATGAGGTGGCATACCGGGATGATACACAGGTCGTGGAGCTGCAGGTAAGAAAGCAGTACAGTGAAAGACCAAGACTGGAGATCTGTCTGGAAGAACTGGAGGCTTAATCATATATGGCAAGGCGGAAACAGGAAGGAAATCGCTTTTTTCGCCTGGATGTGGATTTCTTCTCAGACAAGAAGGTAAAGATCCTGAAAGCACGTTATGGGGCTGACGGGGTTACCTTATATCTGTATATCCTATGTGAGATATACAAAGCTGGATATTATTTAAAGATTGATGAGGATTTTGAGTTCATTGTCTCAGATGATCTGAGCATGGACAGCAATAAGGTGAAGCAGGTCTTGAACTTCTTATTGGAACGGTCACTGTTTGATAACACACTTTTTCAGTCGGACAAGGTCTTGACCTCTGCCGGAATACAGCGGAGATATCAGGCAATGGTAAAAGCCAGGGCACTGAAAAATCCGATTACAGTAGAGGGTTTCTGGCTCCTTTCGGAGGAAGAAACGGAGACCTTTATTAAAGTGAACCCTTCTTTAAATAATTCCGAGAATAATCCCGATAATTCCAGGAAAAATGAAGATAATTCCGAGAAAAATGATACAAAAGGAAAGGAAAAGAAAGGAGAGTATATATATACGGCTCCGCCGGGTACATACTTTGAAGATTCTTCTCTGAATGATGCCTTCCTGTTATTCCTGAAGGTAAGACAGAACAATGGAGACAGTCTAACAAAGGAACAGGTACAGCTTCTGAGGGAAGAACTCCTGTCCATGTCTGACAAGCCAGAGGAGCTGACTGCCATTGTAAAGAAATCCGCTATGAACGGATGGAAGAGCTTCTACCCTCTGAAAAAAGCAAGAACCAGGAAGACAGAAGCGAAGGGCAGTAAAAACCGGTTCAATAACTTTCCACAGAGGGAATATGACTTTGAAGAATATGAAAAACAGCTGTTAAAGAAAAGCCAGGAAGGACAGAAAATAGTTAATGAATGATTTACAGATCTTTAAGAATGCGGAGTTTGGAGAGATACGAACGGATACATCAGGGAACGAACCAATGTTTTGTTTATCAGATGTTTGCAGGGCATTGAGTTTATCCAATGTGACAGAAGTTAAGAAAAGGTTGGGTGAAAAGGGGTTAAGCAGTATTGAAACCCTTACAAAAGGCGGAAATCAGAAACTTTTGTACATCAATGAAGCTAATCTGTATAAAACAATCTTTCAAAGCCGAAAAGAATCGGCGCAACGTTTTACAGATTGGGTGACGGATGAAGTTCTCCCATCTATCCGAAAGAACGGTGGTTACATTGCTGGCCAAGAACATCTTTCTGATGATGAGCTGATGGCCAAGGCCGTCTTGGTGGCACAGAAGAAAATCGAGGAAAGAGACAAGGTAATTGAGGCGCAGAGGTTAAAGATAGAAGCCGATAAGCCGAAAACTATTTTTGCAGATGCCGTATCAGCCAGCAATACATCAATCCTGATAGGAGACCTTGCAAAGCTCATTTGCCAGAATGGTGTACAGACAGGACAGAAACGTCTGTTTGAATGGATGAGAGAAAAAGGCTATCTGATAAAATCCGGATCCAGCCGAAACATGCCAACCCAGAAAGCCGCAGAGATGGGGCTGTTTGAGGTAAAAGAAACCACCATTACCAATCCAGACGGAAGCGTAAGAGTCACCAGAACAACAAAAGTTACCGGAAAGGGACAGCAGTATTTTATCAACAAGTTTCTGGGCTGAAAGAAGACTTAGAAGAAATGCTTAAAAATTATAGTTGTGAAGGCCAGATGGAGTTATCGGACTTCTTGAAAATATCAGAAAATCCAAGCCTACAAATGTACTGTAAGGATTGTTATTGCAAGACCTGTCTGCTTTGGTGGTCCCACAGATGTGTGTATGGAAAATGCTGGGATGATTTCCGGGCAAAAGCAAACCCGTACAATAAAGCATTCCCGGATAAACCGCCGCGTACTGGCTGGAGTAACTGGAATAAACTAGGAGAGCAGGAGCATTGGTGTAGGGGAGGTGCTTTTTATCCAGAGCGCAAGTGTGAGCACTATGTTGAATATACTGGCTGTACTATAGAAGATTGTATAGCTGCTCCTATACAACTGTTTCCGGATGGATATGTGATCTGTACGCTGAAAGATTCTATTGGCTGTGAAGCATGTATTGTTAGATCAGAGGGAAAAAAGATAAATGATTATGCCTGTGAATTTATGACGGACACAGGATGTGAGAGGATGTTTACCGCGAAAAGCCTGATCCTACAGTCAATAATGGAAGGTAACGATATCGAGCCTTGCAGAGAGCAATGCTGCATGGGATGTAAAGCAATATGCGGATTCCGCTGCGGACAAGCGACATAAAGTAAACGAAAGGAGCCAGCCTCCGGCCGGAGTAAGGGTATACCGGGCTTCTTGAAAAGATGGAAAATGAATTATCCACGGAAGAGTGGAAACAAAAGAAGAAAGAGCAGAGAGCTATATTTACGGCACGTCAAAGGCTGCCTTATGAGGTTAAGCTTAAAAGACAGGCAATCAAAGCCTGGCAGTTCTATGAGGAAATCCTTAGCAGAGACATGAATGTACATGTAAGCGTGGGAGGATTGGATAGTATAACCCTGTATATCTGGTTGTGCAGTATCGGGATCGAACCTCATGCAATATCTATTTCTGGGGTGGAGGATAAGAGCATCCAGAAGGTGCACAGAGCTCTCGGAGTTGAGATTGTACGGTCATACAAGAGCAAGGTACAAGTGCTTAATGAAGTCGGATTTCCGGTTATCAGCAAAAAGATAGCTGGCAGAATCAATACTCTGCAACACCCAACAGAAAATAATAAAACTGTCCGTCATGCCATTATAACAGGTGAATGCGGAGAGCAGGGGCATTTTGCCAAGAATAGCCGGATGCAGCTACCGAAGAAATGGCTGGAACTATTCGGCGGCTATGAGAATGAGAACGAAGGTGTGAATTATGGCAAGCCAGATCCGGACATTCCGGTATCAAATGACTGCTGCAATTGGCTGAAAGAAAAGCCTTGTGATGACTGGGCGAAAAAACATAACAGTGTGCCATATCTGGGGATGATGGCAAGTGAAGGCGGACAAAGGGAAGAGGCCTTGATAGACCATGGCTGTAATTATTATGGCAAGACAGTGATCAGATCCGCGCCGTTTGCAATATTCATGAGATCGGATATTTTAAGACTGGCACTTGAAATGGACAAATGGTATCACGCTCATTTGGATTTCTTTGAAGCAAGATTCCATGCGCAACCTTATGGAAGGAATCAAGATGGAAGCCTTAAGGAGTATGTTCCATTGTTATCTATTGTTCCGGAAATCTACGGAGAGATTGTTACTGATCCAATCGCAGTTCTTCGAACCACAGGCGCACAGCGGACCGGATGCTCCATGTGTGGGTTTGGAATTCACCTGGAACAGCGTCCCCACAGGTTTGATAAACTTCGGGAAAGAAATCCGAAAGAGTGGGAGTTCTGGATGTATCGCTGCTGTACAGATCCGAAAACCGGTGAGAAATATGGCTGGGGACGTGTGTTAGATTACATAGGTGTTGAGTGGGAAAATCCTCCAGAAGTACAGATGACAATATTTGATTTTCCGGAGTATCTACCAGAAACGAAAGAAAGGAGCTAAACATGGCAGAAAAATATAAAACCTGTAAACACAGTACAGGCAGAGTGGGTGAGCTGATTGTATACGTCCACCCGACCTGTCCGAGGCTGTCAATGATAAAAGGCACCTTGTGCAGCAGTAAGATTCGCTGTCGGGAGTGCAAGAGCTGGGAGGAGAGAAGATGACGCTGAACGAATTAACAAATAATCAGAAACGCAAAGAGTTTCTGGACAAATATACAGGATGGAACTTGTGGCTTGCTGTGCCGGAAATAAGCGAAAAGTATTATTCTTATCCGCTTCCGGACAATACAATGATCATCGTCAAAGAAACCGAACATGCAAAAGGTGATGACTGGTGGAAGAAAGACGAGCGCGGCGGCTATTACGTTACCACAGAATACTATCTCCTGGAAGGTGATTGGAAAAGATTTGCAGACTGCAAAAAGAGTATGACACAGATTATTGAGCATCTGAGAGAGGTGAAACAATGATAGACGTAATCGTTGCAATGGGTGTTGGCGTGCTAATCGGAGCCTTTGGCGTGATCGCCTGGGCATTAAGTGCCGTAAACAAGGATAGAGGTGAAAAAGATGACAGAGACCAAGCAGGGAAAGGCAACGGACCGGAAAGCCACTGAGGCGGTGAACACGATTAGAATTTACTGTAAAAACAATGACATTCACGACTGCGTATTTAACTGTGCGATACGGCAGGTATGCAGAGGATATTTTCGCAATTTGAACGTACCGATGCTGTGGCCAGAAGTGGAGGTGCCAGATGATTGATGAGAAGAGAGTGCTGCAGGTTGCCAAGGAATTAAGCATGAACCCGGACAAGGCCAGGAAGCTCCTGGAGGATGCCAGATCAGAACCGGCAATTCTGGCGCGGGTACATAGATACGAACTGCTTGTGGGAGGTGACAGAGGTGGACAAGACGGTGCTGGAGCAGTATGTGGAGCTGAAGGAAGAAATCAAAGACCTACATAACCGCATAGACCGGGACAGGCGCAGACTGGTCAAGATCGAGAATGAGGGTGTTGTATCTGATACCGTAAAAGGAACCAGAAAGGATGGCACTATCGGTCCGATCAAGATAACCGGCTACCCTTTTCCGGAAGTTGACCAGGTGAAGGGCATGATTAAAAAGCGGGTAGCAAAGCTTCACATACTGGAAGACGAACTGCAGGACGCACTGAATGCAGCAGATGATTTTATCCGAGAAATTCCACAAAGCGATCTGAGAATGATGTTTCGTTTTTATTACCTGGATGACATGACATGGGTGGCGGTAGCAGCAAATATGAACAGCCGGTTTCCAAAACGGAAATATACAGAAGACAGCTGCAGAAAGCGTCATGACCGATATCTTGAAAAAATATTATAAAATTTTCAAAATGTCCGGTCATGTCCGCTTCGGCTATGGTAGTATGTATACTGGGATTGACGAAAAGATTTCATTAAGCTCCTTATTAAGTGATTGCCAGGTGTCACAGCCTGGCAGTTGATTCTGGCAGATATCAGCCAGGGAATTGCTGAGGCCACAGCAGAGCCGAAATGATATTACAGTGCAGGCTGACACATTGGTACGCGGTTCGACTCCGTGTTGTATGAGTCCGGGGCAGTCATGTGTGAGGGAGCTCACTGCACTACCGGAACACCTCCCCGATCGGGAGGGAGCATGAGCCGTTAAGCCGAGCCGCAGGTTCGAGTCCTGGTGTTCCGATTGGCTCCTCATAATATTATTCCTAGAAAGACATCTGACTATTTGTGGTTGGATGTCTTTCTATTATTTTTAGTGGAAATGTAAATGATTTTATGATATGATTAAAAATGTAAAAAAAATTTCTGAAAACGAGTTGACAAATTGACCAAGTTGGGTTAATATATATTTGCAAGGGGAGCTCCTGGAGAGGCAAATTAGAAAGGATTGGGGTGAAACGCTATGGTAAACAATTTCGGAAAGTTCTGCCGAAAACTTCGGATAGATAAGGGTGAACTTTTATACGATATGGCGACAAAATTAGAAGTTTCATCTGCTTTTTTATCAAAAGTTGAAAATGGCAAGAAAAAACCACCCAAAGAGTGGAGGGAAATTCTCATCAGAGAATATGAGTTAGATTCAGATAAGATTAAAGAATTGGATCAATGCATGTATGAAGCTCAAAATTACGATAGCATTGATATTAGCAATTGGAATGATAATGACAGGATGATGATGCTTTCCTTTGCAAGAAAATTCAATTCTTTTGACAGGAACAAATTGAAAAAGTTTTTGGAAAACGAGGAGGGTGATGATGAATGAATGTTGCTGCTGAAGCACTATCAAGGTCCAAAATTCGAAAACTAGTAAGGGAATTTAGAAAGGCAATAGGCTGTGAGAAAATGGAATATTTTCCAATTGTGCAGTTTATAGAGTGGATTCTGGCTAACCCTGAAAGTGGAATGGACTTTGAAATTGTGGATCCAGGAGAAATGCAGGATACATATGGAACCACTAATACTGAGAAAAATGTCATGCGTATACGAAGCGATGTATATGAAGGAGCCGTAAAGGGAAGACCGCGCGATCGTTTTACGTTGTGTCATGAGTTGGGACATTATATTTTACATCAACCGGAATTTATGTCATATGCGCGAGGTGATATCCCGAGATATCGCCAACCGGAATGGCAGGCAAATACATTTGCTGGAGAGTTGATGGCTCCCTATGATCTTGTTAAAGATATGAGCATTGAAGAGATAATGAAAAAATGTGGAATGTCCAGACAAGCAGCAACAATTCAATATAATGAATATCACAGATGATGTGTCAAACCGAAAGGTTTTATACATACAAAAAACCAAGCACCATGAGATGCTTGGCTCTTGCGAAAAAAGTAAACACAGTGTTCAACTGGTTACAATTCCTTCTAGACAATTGAATTGTACCACTGGATTTACCTTTTGGCAAGAGTGAATTGCGAAAGGAGGATAAATCTATGTGGATTTTCCGCGCATGGATTACCGGGAAAGATGGCGAAAAAATTTACGCCAAAGATCACGGTAAGAAAGCTTTTAGATTCTGGGTAGGTCCTGGACCTGAACCAGATAAAAAGAAGAATCAGTAATTAAATAATCAATAATTTAAATGTTCAATGAAGCGTATTTACCAGTTGGACGCTTCTACTTTAAAGAAAGGTAAAAGGTAGAAGCAATGGCGAAAACAAAAAGTAGCGTTAGAGGACAGCAGCAAAAGAAAATCGTAGTAGTGAAACCATATAAACGTGGTGATGGAACTAAGGTGAGTGGTCACCGAAGATCAACACCAAATTAACTGATATTAAAAAAATATATTATGCGAGGAAATAAACATGGAAGATTATATCGAAAAACTATTTAAACAGTATCCTTTTATCTATAAAATAGGGGATAGATTTTTTGCTTTTGGAACTGGTGTTTGTTCAGAATGTCTGAAGCAAGACAGAGAGGGATTGAAATACAGATACAAACGTTATTGTGATAACGTTGATGTAGAAATGGATAGAGAGACTGCTTGGAAAATATTTCGCAAGTTAAATGTTATCGGGGAAATTATAATACAAGAAGAAGGGCCATGTTACAATCCTGAAGAAAAAATAAAAGAGTTTAATTTTAATGAAGAAGAAATGGCAGAGTTGGAAGCACAAATTGATCAGTACGTGAAAAATTGGGTAAATCATGGATTGGCAGATTGGGCTACTGGCAGATATACTTCAGTATAGGTAAAAGTAACAGCTAAATAATTAACAACACACGCACCAACAAGGCAGCCTCCCCGGGGGCTGCTTTTGTTGTACCCAAAAACGACGAATAGAGGTGATGAGACATGGCCAGAGCGCCGGATCCAAGAATTGAACAGGCAAGGGCCATGTGTCTGAAAGGCATGAAATTAGTTGAGATTGCAAGTCAACTGAATCTGCCGGAAGGTACTGTTCGAAGTTGGAAAAATAGATATAAATGGGATTGCAACGTTGCAAAAGAAAAACGCAACGTTGCAAAAAGGAAAAAGGGCGGTCAGCCAGGCAATCAAAATGCAACCGGTCCGCCGGAGAATAAGAATGCAGTTAAGACAGGAGAGTTTGAGACTCTCTTTTTTGATTGCTTAGAACCAGATGAACAGAAGCTGATCCAGACAGTACAGCCAGATAAAGAGCAGCTGCTTCTGCAGGAGATTCAGCTGCTGACTGTCCGGGAACGGCGTATGTTAAAGCGGATTGAATCCCTGAAGTTCCTGGAGCAGACTTCGGATCCGGAAGATGACCAAGGGGAGGATGAGCTTGAAAAAGCACCTCCCGGAATGTCTGTTACAAAGTACAAATCTGGAATGGAGAAAGGAAAGCCAACACTCCTGAGGGAATACGAAGGAATCCTTGGTCAGATCCAGTCCATTGAGGATGCGTTGACCAGAGTCCAGGCCAGACGCCAGAGGGCAATTGAAGCCCTGCATAAATTTGGTTATGATGATGCTCATCTGGAGCTTGAAACTATGAAGTTCGAGCTGGAGCTTCTGAAACAGGATGGACAGAACGAGGATGATACAGATGACGGCTTCCTGGAAGCCATGAATGCTTCTGCCGAAAATGTCTGGGGTGATGAGGATGTATGAGAAACTGAGCAGCCTTAAGAAGCGCCTGCAGCAGATGAAGCAGAACCGGACAACCAGACAGAACGGCCAGACATTTCACTTCTCTCCATTCTCAAAGAAGCAGAAACAGGTACTGACCTGGTGGTGCAAAGAATCCCCAGTCCATGACAAAGATGGAATCATAGCAGACGGAGCTATCCGATCAGGAAAGACTGTCAGCATGTCGCTGTCTTTTGTTATGTGGGCAATGAGCGGCTTTGCAGGTCAGAACTTTGCCATGTGCGGAAAGACAATCGGCTCCTTCCGGCGAAATGTTTTGTTCTGGCTGAAGCTCATGCTTCGATCAAGAGGTTACTCTATCACGGATCACAGAGCAGACAACCTGGTAGTTGTGCGGAAGAATAGTATTGAAAACTATTTCTACATCTTTGGCGGTAAAGATGAACGTTCTCAGGATCTTATTCAGGGTATTACACTGGCTGGTGTGTTCTTTGATGAGGTTGCACTGATGCCGGAATCCTTTGTCAACCAGGCAACAGGACGTTGCTCTGTGAAAGGCTCCAAGTTTTGGTTTAACTGTAACCCGGACGGGCCGTATCACTGGTTTAAGGTCAACTGGATTGACAAGTCTACCGGATATCTGGGAAAAGAACAGGTCGAGAAGATTCGCCAGAAGGCAAAAGCAGAAGGCAAGGATCCAGGACTGAAAGCGCTTCTGTATCTGCATTTTACCATGGATGACAACCTGTCCCTGGATGAAGAGGTAAAAACCAGATACCGCAGCATGTACATTGGCGTATTCTTCAAGCGTTACATCCTGGGATTATGGGCAGCAGCCGAGGGCGTTATTTATGATATGTTTGATGAAGCCAGGCATGTCCGCGATATCAAGGATTTCTTTCAGCTTCTGATCAACGGCAACCGCTATGTTTCCTGTGACTATGGTACTCAGAATGCAACCGTCTTCCTGCTCTGGAACAAAGGCAGGGATGGAGTCTGGTACTGTATCCGGGAATATTACTATTCAGGACGTGATAAAGGCAGACAGAAAACAGATTCTGAATATGCAGATGATTTAAAAAAATGGCTGGATGGTACGAAGATAAAAGCAATCATCGTGGATCCATCTGCAGCTTCCTTCATTGCAGAGCTCCGCAAGCGCGGGTACAAAGTGCTGAAAGCCAACAATGATGTGTTGGATGGAATCCGCCTAGTGGGAATGCTGCTGAATTTGGAACTGCTGAAATTCGCCAGTTCCTGTACAGAAACCATAAAAGAATTTGCTTCCTACATCTGGGATGAAAAAGCCCTGGAACGTGGGGAGGATAAGCCAGTTAAGCAGCACGATCACAGCTGTGACGCTGTACGTTACTTTGTGAGCACAGTGCTTGGCAGCAGGGTAGCGAGACTTCGAGAAATAAGTAGGTGAGAACAATGTATATATTTACAATTCCAAGAGAAAAATTTGACGAGCTGGCACCGGACAAAAGGATCATCCGTCAGCTAATCAGTAAGCACATCAGCCAGGTTGAAGATCTGAAAAAGAACATGGCTTATTACCAGGGCAAACATAAGATCCTGGAAGATGCCAAGCGGGAAAACAGGCTGGTATGCAACCATGCAAAGGACATTTCAGACACAGCCAGCAGTTATTTTATCGGAAATCCGGTTACTTATAAGTCAGATGCTGATATAAAGGATTTGACAGATTCGCTGGAGACAGCAGGGGCAGATGAGACTGACGGTGATAATGGTCTGGATCTTTCCATCTATGGCTTGGCTTATGAATATGTGTATGTGAAGGAAAATGAGAATAATCTACTGACCAAGAACCTGTCCCCGGAAAATACGTTCATGGTAAAAGATGACAGCATAGAGGAAAACGAGCTCTTTGCTGTCTATTATTATGTCCGGAAAGATGATTCGGAGACGGGACCGGAGCATTACATAGCAACCGTGCTGACGCCGAATTACAAGTATGAGCTGGACATCCAGAACAATGAAGTACCACAGCTGACAACAGAACTGCCAGTTCCCCATTACCTGGGAGAAATCCCGATTATTGAGTATTTGAACAATAAGCTTGCCATTGGGGACTTTGAGCTTCAGATTCCTCTGATCGACGCTTACAACGCACTGATGAGCGACCGTATTACAGACAAGGAGCAGTTTATTGATGCCATTCTTGCCATTTATGGCACGTTGCTCTCAGATGAGGATGAATCTGGTACGGAAGAGGAAGATCAGAATATCAAAAAGGCAAAAGAAAGGCTGAAAAAGTACAAGGTGCTTGAAATGCCTGATACAGCTAAGGCAGAGTACCTGACCAGGACGTTTGATGAATCCGGAGTGGAAATCCTAAAAAAAGCTATTGAACAGGATATTCATAAATTTTCCCATATTCCCTGTATGTCAGATGAATCCTTTGGTGGAAATGTGTCTGGCGTGGCTATGGAGTTTAAGCTTCTGGGAATGGAGAACATCACCAAGATAAAGACCAGATATTACAGAAAAGGTTTAAGAAAGCGCATTCGGATTTTTTGCAATTATCTGGAGCTCCATGGCAAGAGTGTGGATCCGGCCGGAATCACAATGACTTTTACCAGGGCACTGCCGAAGAATCTGTTGGAGATCTCCCAGATTGTGGCAAACCTGTGGGGAAAAGTAAGTAGAAAAACACTACTGTCCCAGGTACCATTTGTGGATGATGTGGACGAAGAACTGAAAGCTTTGGATGAAGAGACAGAAGAGAACCTGAAACGGCAGCAGGAGGTCTTTGGCATGCAGGAGAACACACCACCACAAGATGGTAATCCGGATCAGAAGGAACCAGATAAATCTGAAAAGGATGATGCTGAATGAGTAACTACTGGGAAAGACGCGCCGTGTGGGACTTATACAAGAACCTGGATAACGCAGAAGCCACAGCTGATCTGATCGCAAAAGTGTACAGAAGTGCTTCCATGAATCTGACTTACGCTGCGAAAGATATATTTGAAAAGTATATGACAAAGCATAAATTGTCAGAGGCAGAAGCCCGCCGGTTATTGGATACCTTACAGGATAAGACTTCTCTGGATGAAGTTCTGCAGACATTAAAGAATAAAGATTATTCAGAAAAGACCAAGCAGGAGCTTGTCCAGGAACTGGAATCTCCGGCGTACCGCGCAAGGCTTGAAAGACTACAGGATGTTATGCAGCAGGTAGACAAGCTGATGGAAAACGTTTATCACCAGGAACAGCAGTTTGACACCAGTTTCCTCCGTGATCTGGGAGAAAGGGCTTATTACCAGTCCATTTACAATATCCAGAAGCGTACCGGTCTTGGATTTAGCTTTTCCCATATCAGCCAGAAACAGGTTGATCAGGTGCTGCGAATGAACTGGTCTGGAAAGCATTACTCAAAGCGTATATGGAAGAATACGGAAAATCTGGCTCAGACATTGAAGGAAGAAATGCTGGTCAGTCTTCTCACTGGCCGCACGGATCGGGAGACAGCACAGATCATTGAAAACAAATTCGGGGCAGGAGCTATCCAGGCAAGGCGCCTGGTGAGAACAGAGAGCTGCTTTGTAGCCGGTGAGTTTACTGCCAGGGCTTATGAGAAATGCGGCGTAGAGAAGTATCGGTATCTTGCGACTTTGGATCTGCGAACAAGCAAGATCTGCCGGAGTCTGGATGGGAAGGTTTTCCTTTTGGCAGAAAGAATGGTTGGAAAGAATTATCCTCCTATGCACCCCTGGTGCCGTTCTACAACCATTAGCATTATTGATGAAGAAACTCTTGCCCGAATGCAAAAAAACGCCTATAACCCGGATACAGGATGTATCGAGTTGATACCAGCAAATATGACCTATGACCAGTGGTATGAGAAATATGTGAAAGGGAATGCCAAAGCTGAGGCACAGGAGAAAGCGATTAAAAACAGTTCTTCTGACCGGGAGCAGTATGAACGCTATCAGAAAGTTTTAGGCAAAACCGTCCCAAAATCTTTTGCAGACTTCCAGGATATGAAGTATAATAAACCTGAGATGTGGAGGTTCATGAAAATGGATTATCAGAGAAGAAATGAACTTCTGGAACATCCGGAGCTGAAGCTGCCGAATGCGGAAAATGCTATTCTGCCGGAGCCTAAGTTTACAAAATATCTTTTCGATGAAAATAGCGAGAAGGGATATCCTAAGGGCAGAGCCTTCACAGACCGCCTGGGCTATGGAAAGGATAATTGGCAGAAGCTGCAAAAAGCATTAAAAGATGGTGCGCCAAGGTATCCAGCTCAGTATGTTGACAATAACGGATACGGCGACAGATATGTTCAGAAGATGGTCCTTTATGGTGAAAAGGGAACACCGGCAAATGTAATTGTAGCATGGATCAAAAATGCAGATGGCACAACAAAGTTGACCAGCGCGTACATTAAGGAGGCGAAGTAAATGCAGATAAAAGAATTTGATACAGTGCTTTTAAAAGATGGGCGCGAAGCAGCGATTGTCGAAATATTAGATGATACACATTTCCTTGTGGATGTAGGGGATTCGCCTGCTGACTGGGATACTATTAACGCAACTATGGATGATATAGAAAAGGTAATTTCTAACTAACAATTGTTAATACCGTTACAAAAACAATGATAGCACGTTGAAAAACGTGTTATTTTTGTACTTATTTTTAAGAAAGAGAGGTCAAGAAAATGATATTTGCAGAAGCATTAAAGACTATGAAAGGTGGAAGGGGAGTAAAACTTCCATCATGGGGAGGATATTGGTGGTGGGATGAAGAATCTCAGACAATCCTTATGTACACAAAAGATGGTGGCTGTATGGACATAAGAGAAACACAGAATGTCGAGTATACAATTCAGAATATTCTTTCTGACGAATGGATTGTTGCAGATGGTCAGAATTGTCCGATTCTTGGAGGAGAAGCAGCATTCTCTTTCGGTGAAGCCATTAAGTACCTGAAAAGAGGCATGAAAGTAGCAAGAAAAGGATGGAATGGAAAAAATCAGTACATTCAGCTTGCTACTGATATTTCATATAAGACAGCAGCTGGTAGGATTATAAACTGTGAGCATGAAGCGATTGGAAATAAAGCAATCGCATTTGTGGGAACATCAGGCGTTCAGATGGGATGGCTTGCATCACAGGCGGATATGCTGGCAGATGATTGGGTAATTGTGGAGGAATAACAACATGGAGAATGAAGAATTTCTGAGATTATGTAAAGCAAAAGTTGCAGAGTATACCAATAGTCACATGGATGTTACAGACCGGCAGCAGGTGACTGTACATGATGTGTATGTGGTATGGAGTTGTAAGACCTTGCAGAACAACAAGGCACTGCTTAGCACTACGGTACCAGATGGCATGTACTATGAGCTGACATATAACGGCGATAAGAACGAACTGTATATGGATGCCTATAAGAAGTTTGAAAACAGATGCTTCAAAATGTAGGAGGAAGAAAATGAAAAGAAGAGCAACCAAAAGAATTGCAGTATTAATGGCACTGGTAATCCTGGTATGTTTTGTAGCTACGGGTTGCACAGAAGCTGATCAGGTGAGTGCGAATATTTCACAGGAGGCAGATAACTTCAATGTAACCAGAAAACTTACTGTTTTGAATGCCAGAACAGATACAATCCTGTTGGAATTGACTGGAACATTTGCACTGAAGAATAACTCTTCAAATGAACTGGAAGTAATTATTGAGACCGCAGAAGGGAAGTACCAGAAAGACTATGTTTATTTGAATGACTATACCATGTATGTAGTTGAAGACATTTCTGGATCGGATGTGGACAAGTACCATTATGAGATTAATTTTCTTCCACAGTGGGGATTTAAAGTCACACATAATGATTAAATTTGTGCCGGCGCAAGAGGAGGTGAGAACCATGAAAATAAAAGCAATCAAGCGTTACAGCGACATCCGTCTGCATAAGGTAATCGAACCTGGTACCGTCCTGGATGTGGACGAGGCCAGAGCAGATCATCTGGTGAAGGAAGGGATGGCTGAAATCGTGAAGGAACCAGCTAAGACCGCACAGAGAAAGGAATAGGTGATCCAATTATCTCCCTCTGGGACGCAGGGTGACGCGCCTTATTTTTATGCTCCGAAACGAGGGTAAACTAGAAAATCTGAAACGAATGGCCCGGGCCCTGAAAGGGAATAGGCTGGGCGGAAAGGATAGACATGAGAAATAGAATTGTAAAAGCATTTTGTAAAGTACCAATGAACCTGCAGCTTTTTGCAGAAGGAGGAGACGGCGCTGGGGCTGATGGCGGCAATGGCGGTGGATCTGGCGAGGGCGCAGGCGGTGAAGGTGGAGCTGGTGGAGATACCCCTCCATCTTTTGATGACTTCCTGAAGACCGGCGGCAACCAGGCGGAGTTTGACAGACGTGTCCAGAAGGCGGTCAATACGGCAGTGACAAAAGCCCAGGAGAAGTGGCAGGCACTGGCGGATGATAAGCTTTCCGAAGCCGAGAAGCTCGCCAAGATGACAAAGGAAGAAAAAGCGCAGTACATGCAACAGAAAAAAGAAAAGGAACTTACTGACAGGGAGGCAGCAATCACACGTAAGGAGCTGATGGCAGAAGCCAAGAACACCCTTGCCAGTGATGGGCTTCCCCAGGAACTTGCAGAGGTACTGGATTATTCGGACGCTGATACCTGCAAGAAATCCATGGAGAAAGTCAAGGAAGTGTTCCAGAGAGCTGTAGAGACTGCAGTGGAGGAAAAGCTAAAAGGCGGCAAGCCTCCGAAGAAGGCACCAGGCGGTGACGCACAGAAAGCCCTGGAAGAGCAGGTGTATAACATCATGATGGGCAATAATTAAAGGAGAGTGAATAAATTATGGCAATTAACACATTAGCAGCTGCAACCTTATTTATGACTATGCTGGATAAGGTCGCAGTACAGGAAGCAACAACCGGATGGATGGACGCCAACGCAGGACGTGTGATCTATAACGGTGGAAATGAAGTAAAGATCCCGAAAATGTCCCTTCAGGGAATGGGAGATTATGACAGGGATAACGGATATATACAGGGCTCTGTTACTCTGAATTATCAAACAAAAACAATGACTCAGGATCGTGGACGTCTGTTCAATCTTGATCCAATGGATATCAACGAGGCAAACTTCATTCCAACAGCGTCTGCTGTTATGGGTGAGTTCCAGAGAATGCACGTAGTTCCAGAGATTGACGCTTACCGTATCTCTAAAGTGGCTACAGAAGCAATCACAGCTGAAAAGGCAGGAATGGTGGATTACGGTTACACTCCGGGAGCCACTGGAACTTCTGCGCTCAGAGCTTTTAAAGAAGGTATCAAGGCGGTACGGGATAACTATACCGGACCTCTTGTATGCCAGGCAACTACTGATTTTATCATGGAGCTGGAACTGGAACTTGCTGGAAAAATTACTGCGACAACCTTTTCCAAAGGCGGCATTGACACACAGGTTCCTTCTGTGGACCGTGTGCCGATTATTCCAACATCCTCTAACCGTATGTATACTTCTATCAAGATCAATGATGGAAAGACAGAGGGGCAGAAACAGGGCGGTTATGAAAAGGGAGCCACCGCAAAGAATGTCAACTTCTTTATCTGCCCGGTAACCACACCAATTGCGATCACAAAACAGGATGTCATGAGAATCTTTGATCCGTTAGTAAACCAGAGATTAAACGCATGGCAACTGGATTACCGTAGATTCCATGATATCTGGCTCCTGGAGAACAAACTGGATTCCGTTTATGTGAATATCAAGGAGGCAAAAGCATGAGGGTGATCAGAGAAAATGTAGAACGTGAAGTGGATGCTTCCAAGTGCGAGCAGCTGCTTAAAGATGGCTATAAGCTGGTAGAGACTTCCGGGGATTCCAAAAAGGAATCCTCAGAGGCAAAAGTTCCTGGAGACCTTGACAGCATGGGCCTGGCAGAGCTTCGGGCTGTTGCCAAGGAAAAAGGTCTTTCCGGCTATTCCAGTCTGAGCAAAGAAGAACTGCTTGGCGTCCTGAAAGGGTGATTGGATTGACGGATGAAGAGAAAGCAAAAGCCATAGAGCGTTTGAAAATCCTTACCGGCAACAATGATGAGAAACTGATTGGAGTATTGATTGACGAGGCGGAAGCGTTTGTTCTGGGGTATACCAACCGGACTAGGCTTGTTACCGGACTTGAGAAAGCTGTGCGCGATCTTGCTGTGATTGCCTTGAACCGTCTGGGAACAGAGGGCGAGACAGGAAGAAGTGAAGGCGGTGAGTCCTATTCTTTCGACAATGCTCCCAGGCAGATTTATGATGTACTGAACCGTTTCCGGCTAGCCAGAGTGGGAGGCAGAACCTATGAGACTAAGGCAAAGCAGACTTGAGACTTATTATCACAGAAAACGGATGGTAAAAAAGGACAGAGAGGGCAGCACTTACGAAGAGTACAGTGCTGCCAGTTCTTTTTCTGGGGAATCCTGGCCTGCTTCCGGGAAAGTCCAGGCGCAGCAGTATGGACAGCGACTTGGGTACATCCGTAATGTGAAAATTGATGGAGGATATGCCATCAAGCCGGATGAAAATGGACGGTTGCATTACATTCTGGATAATGGTATTGATTTGATGGAACTGGATGGAATCTGCCTGTTCGTCGGTGAGAATACTGAGCCGGATTACAGGATTGTTGCAATTAAATCATACCGTTTTCTGACGCTGGAGGTGGAACGGACATGAGCGCGGAAGGTCTGGATGAACTGGAAATAAAGCTGGATCAGCTGGCAGATGTAGATCTGAATAAAGCAATCGGGAATGCTATCCAAACTGTACGAAGCGCAGCCGTTATGAATGTACATGTGGATACAGGGGAACTCAGGCAGAGCATTTATGCAGAAGTGGAAGATAACGGCGATACGGTAACTGGTGTCTGTTGGACAAATAAACCTTATGCGACCTATCTGGAATTTGGTACCGGACCGAAAGGCCAGGAGAACCATGCAGGCATTTCACCAGAGATTACGCCAGCCTATACGCAGAATCCCTGGTGGATCCATGAAAGCCAGGTGGATAGGCGTGTGGCTGAGAAATACCACTGGTTTTACCTGGATACTCCAGATGGACGCTTTTATCTGTGCACTGGACAGCCCGCCTATCCGTTCATGTATCCGGCGTTAAAAGACAGTCAGGATCAGATCCTGGAAGGAATGAAAGCTGATTTTTCAGCTGCTATAAAGGAGAGCATTAAATGAAAAATGTAAAAGATGAAGTATTCGCGGCACTGTTCACTGTTTCAGAGCATGTGTCTGATACATACCCGAAAGAGTGGGCAGGGAATGAACCAACCATTCAGTTTACCGAAGAAGACAACAGCGTCTTTGAAGGTAGTGGAAGTGCGGAAGGAATGAGAGAAGATAAATCCAAGGTACGGTACCGCATTGATATCTGGGATCTTAAAAATACCTCACCAACTGCGGTTGCTGTAGATAAGGCTGTGTCCGCTCTTGGGTTAAAGCGTATCGGCTGTGCAGATGTTCCGGATCCATCCGGCATGAAGCATAAGCAGATGAGGTACGAAGGAATTATTGATATGGATTCAGACCAGGTATACTGGCTGAATTAAGAAAGGAGAACGAAGCATGTTAGCAAATGGTGCAAAGTTAGGATATAAAAAGAAATCTGAAGCAAGCTCCGCGTATAAAGACCTTCCGGGATTGAAAGAGATTCCGGAGCTCGGCTCAGAGCCGGAAAAAGTAGAAAATACAACTCTTACAGACCCTCATAAGATGTATGAGCTTGGAATTGGTGACTTACCAGATATGGTGTATAAGTACAAGTACGATAACACTAAGGCAGACAGCCCGTATCGTGTTATGCGTCAGGCGGCAGAGGACAAAGAAGTATTAAGTTTTGAAGAGTCAGATATAGATGGCACCAAAATCCAGTATGACGCACAGGTCTCCGTAAAACGTACTGGTGGAGGCGTCAACGGTGTGATCGAGTTCGAACTGACTATGATCGTGCAGTCTGATATTGTATACGTGGATCCGGCATAAGGAGGTAGCACATGGAGAGTTTAGGCGGATTAAATGATGTGTCCGAAAAGGACGAGATGAAAGAGGAAAAGGTTGTAAACCTGGATGAAGAGAAAAAGAAGCGCAAGCCCTTCTGGTACTGGACAGTAAAAGGCAGGGATTACAGACTGAAACTGAAAGCTTCTACAATTGGCAAGCTGGAGAACAAGTATCGCCAGAATATTATGAACCTGGTGGAAGACATGCCCTCCCTGTCGGTCATGCTGACTATTATTCAGGCAGCTATGGAGCCCTGGGAGCATGGGATTGATTACCCGGATATCCAGAAGATTTACGATTCCTGGACCGAGGAAGGTGGAAACCAGGTTGATCTGTTCAAAAAGGTGGTAATCCCTACCCTGGTGGTTTCGGGTTTTTTCCCGGAGAAACAGGCTCAGAGCATCATGGAGGAGCTGGAGAACCAGTAAAGACAACCTCAGAGTTTCTGAGCGAATTGTACCCATATGCCCTTGATGCAGGTATTTCCATTGACCTGTTTTGGAATTCTTCTGTAAATGAGATCATAGACATGCTGGAAAGCTACGGCAGACGGAAAGAGCAGGAACGTAAGCTGAAAATTCAGGACGATTTCATTATAGCAGAAGTGATTGCACTTAATATCCTGGCACCTGTTGCTGGTGATAAAGAGGCAATGCCCCATCCCTGGGATTACTATCCAAGCTTTTTTGAGATTGAGAAAAAGTCCTGGGAAGAGAACCAGCTGAAACAGCAGATGGAAGACTATAGGGAACGAAGAAAAGCATATATTGCAGAAGTAAACAGACGAAGGCAGTTAGGCTTATAACCCGACTGCCAGTTTTTATGCCCTGAGGAGGTGAAATGAATGGCAGACGATAAGAATCTTGCAACCTTAAAGGTTACCGTGACAGCGGATAAGAGCCCATTGAAAAAAGCACTGGACAGTGCCAAACAGGACACTGCGAAAAGTACATCGCAGATCCAGGGGATGCTGCAGAAAATCAGAAAAACAATGTCCTCTGTTTCTTTAAAGGGAATGGTAAAAGACTTTCAGGTGAAATCTGGAATAAAAGTACCAACTCAGGAATTTAAAGATGCAACTGAGAGCTTATATGAGTTAAAGCGTAGTCTTGAAGAAGCTAATGAAGTGCTTGATAAATATTATAGTAAACGCGAAAAGATGGAAGCCTTGGGCGTAAAGACAGAAAGCAAATCTTGGAAATCTTTAGCATATGACATTGAAAATGCAGAGGCAGCAGTAAAGAGATATAGTAAAGCAGTAGATGCAAAAGAGTCTGAAATAGTCGAACTTCAAAAAGGAAGCGGATATAAAAGAGGATATTCATTTCCAAAAGAAATGCTAAAAGGCATTGGTAAAGTAGCAGGTCTCGGTGCATCAGCGGTTTCGAAAGGCTGGGGTGGACTGGTAAGAATCCTTGGCGGAGTCACCTCTGCATTTTCAAAAGTAGGCGGTGTGATCAGACGTACATCTGGTTTATTCGGTGCACTGATTCAGAAATTCACAAGCGGAATTCCTATTCTAAACCGGTTCACCGGTGGAGTAAAAGACAATGGCAGTTCCTTTGGCGGCGGACTGAAAAATCTGCTGAAGTATTCCTTGGGAATCCGAAGTCTGTTTGCCTTGGTGAACAAGCTACGGAGTGCACTGGTGGATGGATTCAAAAATCTGTCTCAATACAGCGGGGATACCAATAACAGCCTTTCCATGCTGATGTCTTCTTTGACTCAGCTGAAAAATACTTTTGCAGCAGCATTTGCACCGGTACTGAATATTGTGGCACCAATCCTGAATGCAGTAATTCAGAAAATCATTTCTGTGGTAAATGCAATTGGACAGCTTACCAGTGCTTTGACCGGCGCCGGTACCTTTATCAAAGCCAAACAGCTGAACCAGAATTATGCTGCAAGTCTTGACAAGAACACAAAGAGTGCCAACAAGGCAAATGATGCAAATAAAAAGCTGCAGCGCACACTTCTTGGGTTCGACCAGATCAATAAACTGGATGATACGTCCGGTTCCAGTTCTTCTGACAGTGCCGGTACTGGTGGTCTTACTGGAAAGGACATGTTTGAGACACTGAATGTTTCAAACGAAATGAAAGCACTTGCAGCGCAGATCAAGGAAGCCTGGAGAAATGCTGATTTTACCGGAATTGGCAGAATTGTTGGACACAAGCTGAATTCAGCCTTGCAGAACATTCCATGGGATTCTATTCAGAATACCTGCAACCGGATTGCAAAGAGCACAGCTACATTCCTGAATGGTTTCATAGAGGCTACGGACTGGAATTTAGTTGGGAATACGCTATCCCAGGGAATCAACACGGTATTCGGAACTGCTAATACCTTTGCTGAGAATTTCAACTGGGGAAGCCTGGGAAATGCCGTAGGAAACGGTATCAATGGGGCTCTTGGCGGTCTTGACTGGAATCTGATCAATGAGACGGTCTTTAATATTGCAAAAGGTATTACGGATGGACTGAACGGATTTATCCAGACAACAGACTGGGGACTGGTAGGGCATTCGCTTGGAAACGGGATTAATACAGTTATAGGTTTTATTCACACTGCAATAGAGAATTTTGACTGGATTGGAACCGGTAATGCGTTGTCTGAATTTGTAAACAGCGCGATCCAGACGGTTGACTTTGCTGGCATTGGAGATACATTCTCCGATGGCTTGAAAGGTCTGCTGGATTTTGGAATAACTGCTCTTGAAGGGATTGACTGGTACCAGCTGGGAGAAAAAGTCTGGGAAGGTCTTGCGGCAATTGACTGGAATGGAATCGCAGACCGTACTTTCGAACTGATCGGTGCGGCTTTTGGAGGTCTTGCGGCTTTCTTGGGAGGCGTAATCAGCGAAAAAGTGCAGGAGGCAAAGCAGTATTTCCAGAAGAAGATTGAAGAGTGCGGTGGAAATGTAGTTGAAGGTATTTTTAAAGGTATTGTTGATGGTGTGAAGGGAATCGGTACCTGGATCAAGCAGCATATCTTTGATCCATTTATCGATGGTTTCAAAAATGCATTCGGAATCCACAGTCCATCGACAGTCATGGCTGAACAGGGTGGCTTTATTATTTCAGGACTCCTGAAAGGTCTGAAGGATAATATCGGTTCTGTCTTAACCTGGATTGGAAAAATTCCAGGAAGGGTGAAGGACAAGCTGTCAGATGCCAAGGACTGGCTGGTTGAGACTGGCGGGAATGTTTTATCTGGTTTAAAAGATGGATTGAGTGAAAAATGGGACAGCATAGGGGACTGGTTCCAGGATCTTCCAAATAAGATCAGCAATGCAATCCCAGATTTGTTCAATACCGGAAAAAATGCAATCCAGAACTTTGCCAGTGGATTTGGTTCCGTACATATTCCGCTACCGCATGTTTCCGTATCCTGGAATAAACACAACGTAGGTCCTGTGAGTTTCTCTACACCAAGCTTTGGATTGAGTTGGTATGCCAAAGGCGGTTTCCCAGAGAACGGCGAAATGTTCATGGCACGCGAGAGTGGTCCTGAGTTGGTCGGCCGAATGGGAAGCAAAAATGCCGTTGCCAACAATAACCAGATTATCGAAGGCATTCGTGCCGGTGTATATGATGCTGTGGTCAATGCGCTGGAGAGCAGATCGCAGTCCAAAGCCAGAGAGGAAGAGATCCATATTTACCTGGAAGGTGATGCAGACAAGTTGTTTAAGATTGTCCGAAAAAAGGGACAGCAGTACCAGAAATCTACTGGGAAACCGGTATTTAGTTAGGAGGTGGTCGGTTGAGTGACTTTGTAAGTAGTGGAACAACTACTACAAAAACATCTTCAGATATTGAAATTGATGGAGTGCCAATGCCAGGTCTTAAGCTGAATGGTCTTACCGTGACCAAAGAAAAAATATGGTCAAAAAATACCGGACGTGCAGCCAATGGCGAAATGGTGGGAGACCTGATTGCGATTAAATATACTTTGAAATGCAGCTGGCCGCCGCTGACAAGAGAGCAGGCAGTGGTGATTGATAAAGCCGTTTCCCCTGCTTTTTTTAATGTGACTTTCCTGGATCCCGGGACAAATACCAAAGTAACAAAAAGATTTTATGCAGGCGCTCCAGCCTACCCTGTATATACCTACCATAAAGGTGTGAAGACGTACCAAGGTGTGGCTGTGGACCTGATTCAAAAATAGGAGGAAAACAAAATGTTAAAAGGAACAAAATCAGTATCTATGAATTTCAACAGCATGATCAATGGCAGACCTGTTGTGTACATGTCTGCGCAGATCCCGGAAGCCGGGAACGCGAGTACTAGCATTACTGTCCAGGACCGTGACTTGTACGAGGCAAACAGGGCAGAATGCAGAAAAGATATTGAAGCATTTAACCAGATTGTCTATGCAGCTGAGGACGAGCGTGTAACAGGAGGTACCGCAGATGAAACTGAAAAATAAAGATATATTAAATTTTGTCAATGGCTGTGCTTCCTTAAGGGAGAAGCGGCTGCCGGTAAAGCTTGGCTATGCGATCAAGAAGAACCTGACAGCAGTCAGTGATGCGGCTAATGCCTATGATGCAGAGCGTCAGGAACTGCTTGAGAAATACGCAGCAAAAGGTGAGGATGGAAAGTTCCTGGTTGAGAATGGGCAGTATTCCATCGAGGACAAAGAGGGCTTTGCAAAAGACCTGGATGAGCTCCTGGCGATTGAGACAGAGGTTGGTATCCATACTGTTTCTGAGGAAGAGATTGAGAAATGTGATGATCCACGTTATGATGCCCTGACAGTGGCTGACCTGGAAACACTTGAGATCATGACTGAGTAGGAGGTGGTCCTGTGTATCAGTCTTCAGAAGCTTTTGGAAACCTGGTACTACAGGATTCCCGAACTTTTAAAGCGCTCATCACATATGATGATGTATCCATAACAAATGCGAAAAGCATTAAGTTTACTGGCGGAGCAGAAGGGGAGGATGACTTTTCCCTTGGCTCCACAGTGAGCCAGTACGTTACCATCATAATTCCGGATCCGGGAAAAGCCATTGAGGGGCATGAGCTCCTGGTCCAGATCGGAATGGAAGTGAACGGTCTGGTGGAATACATCCCCATGGGATATTTCACGCCTGGAAAACCATCCAGAAATGAAGAGCAGATTGAGTTTACAGCCTATGACCGGATGATGAAAACAGAGCGTGCATTCTCTATGGACGGAGACAGTACGGATACGGCGGCTGTTCTGAAAAGGATCCAGGAAATCACAGGTGTGATGGTTGTAACAGATGGTCTTTCCGGCATTTCCATGGAGGTTCCGAAAGGTTACAGCTGCAGGGAGGTCCTTTCTTACGCAGCACAGCTTCATGGCTGTTTTGCGGTATGTAACAGAAATGGACAGATTGAACTGCACAGCTACGTGGACAGCGGTTATACGGTCAGCACCGGCAGATACTGGGATTCTTTTGAACACAACGATTACCTGTTCCAGGTGGAAAAGCTTACCTGCTACACTGGCCAGGATGAAGAGGGGAAAGAGGTTTCTGTTTCATCCGGAGACGGACCAAGGGCAGTGATCTTTTCCAATCCGTTTATGACACAGGATACCCTGGACAAAGTGATGGATACCCTGAAAGGTTTTTCCTATATGCCAGGCTCCCTACGGATGATGGGAGACCCACGGCTGGATCCGTGGGACGTCCTCACCGTGGAAGACAGAAAAGGGGGCTCCTATAAGGTTCCGCTGATGAAACTGGAAAGGGAGTATGATGGCGGTTTTACGGATTCTGTGGAGGCTGTGGGTTTATCAGAAGATGAAACAAATGCAAACTGGAAAGGCCCCACTACAAAGGAAATGGAGCGGTATTATGCACAGCTGGTGATGATCGACCACGCAATGATCAATAAGCTGGATGTGGATACTGCCAATTTGAAATTTGCAACAATCCAGAATCTGAATGCGGTCAATGCGACGGTACAGAACCTGGATGCAGAGTTTGGAAGCTTCAGGGATCTGACTGCTACAAATTTTACTGCCGCCAATGCAAAGATCAATATCCTGGATTCCGGTTATGCCAATATCAAAACGCTGCTTGCCGGCGGTGCGGGCGTGGGGGATCTGCAGAACATCCACCTTACTTCCCAGAATGCTGTGATTGACTCTGCACTGATCAGAACTGCAGTTATGCAGACGGTCACGGTCGGGGATCTTTTAAGCGGCACTATTTCCACCAATAAATTTATGATTACATCTGACGATGGCGGGATTAAGATTCAGGGGGCAACCCAGCAGTGGAGGGACACGGACGGAACTGTCCGGATGCAGGCTGGCAGGGATGCAAACGGTGATTTTACCTTTTCCCTGTTCGATAAGACCGGAAAAGGGATTCTGCTGGATGCCACAGGTGTGAAAGAAGGAGCTATTGCAGATGGTCTGATCGTGAATAAGATGGTGGCGGATAACGCAGCCATTGCCGGCACTAAGCTGGATATCCCTTCGGTGGTATCAGCTATCAATGGCAGCTCCCAGAGTATCAAGAGCAGCCGGATCTGGTTTGACGATCAGAACCAGAGCCTGAACCAATTATACAGCCAGATGAATACCAACATTGTCAGTGCTTCTACAACTGCATCCAATGCCGCCAGTACCGCAAATGCCGCCAGCAACACGGCAAATGCAGCTTCTGACGCGGCGAAGAAAGCCCTGGACACTTTGTCCGAGATTTCTACCCTGGATGCAATCGGGGCTTCCCTGGACAATGATGCGCATGTGGTCCATACCTATACGGATGGTTCCGGTGGGGATTACAGCAGCTGTCATACCACTTTTTCCGTGTATCTGGGTGATACGGATGTTTCCGATCACATTGACCAGATTACGGTGAAAGCTTCTGAAGGTGTAAGCGGTACCTGGAACCCGAAAACCAGAACGTATCAGGTCACAGCAATGACTTCTGACAACGGCTACGTGGATATTTCGGGGCTTTACGGACTGGAAGGGAAAGTTCTTCTGGTCGGTGGAAAAGGGCTTGTTGTAGGCGGTAAAACGCTTGTTGTAAAGTCAATGGGCTCCTGGATCACCAAGAGATTTTCCATCAGCAAGGCAAAGGACGGAAAGATTGGTCTCAGTTATGACCTTCGTGTCAGCAGCCAGGTGATCCGGAAACAAAAGGACGGAAAGACTCTGGTTCCGGAAAGTGTGACTTTCTCAGCATTTAAGAATGACAATGGGATCATCAGCAGCTATTCCGGAATTTTTCAGATCGAGGAATCAAAAGACAATGGAAAGACCTATGTTTTGAAGTATGGTTCTTCATCTGCTGAGATCATGAAGATATATGCTCCCTCCGGAGCTGACGTGAACATGATCCGCTGTACCCTATATGATGCGTCCGGAGCCCAGAACCTGGATACCCAGACCGTCATGCTCCTGGCAGATGCGGAAGGGCTGGCTGATGATATCAAAGCCGCCCAGAACACTGCAGACCAGGCAAAAGCTGCCATTGTCACGACAAACCAGAAAGTAGCCAACATTGAGACAAGCGTGGACGGTTTGAAGATGAATCTGTCCGAGATGACTACGGACCTACACGGTCTGGTGGGAAATTCGCTTCTGTACAATGTCCGCTATCATGACAACGAAGACGGCACAACAACCGTGACTGCAGTTGTGTACCAGAATGGAAGCGAGGTCACAAAGAATTATCCGGCAGCATGGTTTTCCTGGCGTAAAAAGACTGAAAGCGGTGAGAGCTTCCTGGGTTACGGCTACAGTATCAAAGTAAAGAATGAAGATTACATGTTTGGTGGTGTGGTGATCGGACGATTTACCACATACAAGACTGCAGCACTCATAGTAGGCGGCAAACTCCTTGTGATCGGAGGGAAAGCTGTCAATCTGAATGTAGATGCGGTATGAAGAAAGGAGATTAAGTTATGACATTACCACAAGACGGCCAGAACGCAAACGACCTCACAAAAGTAACACAGATTCCCGCTGGGAAAGAATTGATGTTCATCGATCCCACCACGAATGAGGGTGGGATTATTACATTGGAGGATTTGACGAAGCAGATTTTGAATGGATTGACCTCACAAACCTTCGGTTTAGACAGCGGAACCCAAACACTACCGGCAGCCATTAACTATTTATATGGCAAGTTGTTCATGGAGATACCAGTCGCAATCACTATTGAAAATAAAACATTAAATGCAAAACTTTCAATCAGTGATACAGACTATGGTCTTATCTGCTTAACTTATCAAATTTCTGCCTTTGTGTACGCTATTGCATTGATTGTTTATGGCTCTAAATACAGTTCGAAAATACTGTCATTTGTCTCAAGCAATGCAAAAACTAACGAGGCTAAATGGGATAGCAATTCCAAAACTTTCACATGTACTATCGATACGAATAATACAAACGTAGTAAATGCCAGAGCAATTCTAATTAAATGAAATTGTCAAAATAGCCCAGCACCAGGGGAACATGGTATTTTAAGAACCATGTATATTGATGGTTCCAAATATGCGATGTAAGAATTTTTGACGCTTGTTAATAAAAAAATATTTCTTAGGTCAAAAGAAAGTGATGTATGGGGCAATTGGATAGAGAAATAATCATTTACATAATTTTTGTCCAAGCACCATTACTGTATTGTGCAACGGCAAGCTTTTTGCTTACTGTAGCGACTCCAATAAAATTTGCAATATTTTTAGACGTTAGAACTATACCCCAAGCCCAAGAAGGGTATAAACCTCCAATATTTCCCCATGCTGGAATAATTTCGCAATAGTTGCCAGATACCAATATATCGTTGATATTATCATTTAAAGCGTATGTAGCTTTTTGAGCTTTATTGCCATATTATATAGTCAGCACTTTGTAGGGTAGACCTTCCTGATACCAGAAAATATAATGGAATCAGGAAGGGAGGTATTCATTTATGACCGAAAAATTGATTCAAAATGTAATTGTAGCAATGCAGGATAGCCTTACTGACGAACAGCTTCAGAAACTGGAAAACGTTCTTGCAATCAATCTTCACGGGATGGAAGTGAGAGAGGAGTGTACACAGCTGGTTACTTCGGAACGACACTGGGAGCGAATCCTAAAGCTGTACATAGCTAGTAAGCGTTTGGAAAACTGCGCAGAATCTACACTACTGGCGTACAATCGGTGCATTACACTACTATTTCAGGGAATTAATAAGAAAATTCACGAAATAACTACCAATGATCTTAGGTACTATTTGGCTGTATACCAGGAACAGAGGAAAATTTCGTTGGCTTACCTTGAAACTTTGCGGCACAATATCAGCGGATTCTTCAGTTGGGCTACGGATGAAGGCTACATAAACAGGAATCCAGCTAGAAGATTAAAACGTGTAAAAGTGCCGCAGAAAATCAAGAAGCCGTATACAGCTGAAGAGAGGGAGCACCTCAAAGATGTGGCGAAAACAGAAAGAGATGTAGCAATCATGGAGATCTTATACAGTACTGCTGGTCGTATTGGAGAAGTAGTAGCTCTTAATCGTGATGATGTAGATTTTGTAAACAGAGAAATAATCATTTACGGTCAAAAGGGTAAGAAGGAGCGTAAAGTGTATCTTACAGAAGGTTGTGTTTATCATCTTAAGAAATATCTGGAGAGTAGAGACGATAACAATCCGGCATTGTTTGTGAGAGGAAGGAAGCCGTATAATCGCCTGGGAAGGCAGGCAATACAAGACATGCTCCGGAAACTTGGAGCGGAAGCAGGAGTACATGCGCATCCGCATAAATTTAGAAGAACATTACTTACGGATGCAGGTGCCAGAGGTGTGCCATTACAAGAAATCCAAGCTTATGCTGGGCACGCAAAGTCGGACACAACAATGCTGTACGTAAGTGTTAAACAGGAATCAGTAAAAGCATCCTTTATGCGTCTAATCGCATAGGAAAAGGAAAAAATAAATGTTGGAAAAGCCAGCTGAAAAGGTGGCTCGGGGAAGTGCGGCCTTTGAGAAAACGATTGTATTTTTGAGGGAAAAAGGAGCTTGCATATAATATGGCAAAAGCTTAAAATGTAAACGTTTCCCATCACCCTCAAGTGAGACGGATATTTTAGAATACGCATATAATATCGTGCAAACTAACGAGGTG